ATATTGCATTTATTTTCTTTTCAAGTGTCATCTGGGCTGGACGGCAAACTTGCTCTTTAAATGTCTTGTCTGCATCACGGGCAACCGCTAAATTTACACCCTCTGGAGTTCCAATTTTATTAATTGGCACACGGTGGGCTAATAGGATTTCGTCTCTATTTGATTTACGATACTTCTCAAATGAACCCTCTTGGCTTCCCGCCTCAATTGGTTCCATTTTAAATTCAACCTTTGAGTCTGGGCTATCTGCTGGAAGCGGAACATATAGAGATCTGTGGTTCTTTCCCTTTAATCCAACTTGGAAAAACTCAAGCAATTTACGCTCTGACTCTGGAGAAAGCTTTGCTCCCTTTACTGTAATAATATATCTTGGGACCGCTTTGTTTTCAAAGTAGTCTAGGTTATATCGACCAGATAATTCATTACCTGCAAGTGCTACCTGTGCAGCAATAATATCTGGGATACCATAATAGTTATTCATCGGAGTATACTTCTTAAAATGAATAATCTCATTTGGGCGATCTTCTTGCCCAGCAATTGGATTCTCTGTTTCAGTGTCTCCGAAGTTATTAAAGAATACAGCCTTGCCGTATAGCAACTGAATAAAGCCATCTCTTAGTCTACGAACACGCATTGTCTTTGCTGGAATATGTCCAATATATCCGATGTTTCCGCCTGTTGTTCTACCTACTTCAAGATAACCATTTCCTGTTGCTTCTAGGTCTGTGTAAACCTTAATCAAAGTCTGTGTAAATGTATCTTCAGAGTTTGTTGTATCTAGCCAGGCGTGTAGGTCCTGACGAAGCTTATTCAGCTTTCTACGGGCTCTCTCTAACTGCTTGTCATCTGTGATTGCATCAAAGGCATCATTAGTTTTCTTTGTATCAACAAAGTCATATCCGAGCCCAACAATGTTTGCAACCTTTGCGTTAATTGCCGCATAGTTATATGTTGAAATCTCATACACCTTTGAAAGATACTCTTGGTTGTATGGAGGCTCAATAAGGTCAAACATAGCATATCCACTAATTGCTTGTGCAAGTAGGTTTTGCTGTGTTCCCGTTTCTTCAATGCCAGTAAATGACTTTGAGAACTCTCTATTAATTCTACGCTTAAATGCAGATCCTAGACCTCTGACCTTCTTTAGCTCTTCAAGGTTTACTGCAAATGGGTCATTGCTTTTTTCGTCTTTCTTAAAAGAGAACCAGTCTGCTGTATTTGATATATCAATAATGTTTTCTGAGTTGTTTTCGTTAAGAAATTCTACTGTCATCTTAAACCACCTAGTTTCTTCATTTCATCTTTATAATTACCAATATCATATGGATCAGGGATTAGTCCCCAGTTGAGTCTTTGCTGTTGGTGCTCAAATTCTTCGTCATCAATTTTGCGTCTTGCTGAAAGAAATTTAGGCCCGCCTTCATATATACCGAATGAGCGAACTTCTCTAGCCAAAGCATCGATGCTGGATCTATTGCCTTTTTTGGACGTGACCGAAAGAAAGTTGCCATCGTCATCTCCAATCCATCTGCCGTCTGGCATTTCCCAGACATATATGCCTAGAATTGACTCTTCGTCATTAATTTTATATTTAGCTTTACTCATATCCATAGAACTAAATCATACCATTATTTCGTGTCAAAGTCCAGAGTTTGCACACTGGCTGGACACAATTAAAGGCTAACTGACTCTGGCTCTACCACTGTTAGAAAGAACGGGGTGGAATCGTCACCAGAGGATGACTCTATTAGTGAAAATGAAGTGTCATTGATCTGATTTACCGTATTTCCCGTATAAAGCAGGTAATGGTTTAGAATTCTATTTACAGATAGGGTGGTCTCATATACGGCTACATTATTATACATATGCCCTATACCCGATTTGGTGTCATTCTGATTCTGATTAAATTTGATGCTTGTATCAGATGATGTTAGATTTATTACAATATGATGTGGTGTATCTACTACTAGGAAGTTCCAGACATTTGTTTCCGCCGTCCTATCTATGCCATTGACATAAATTGAGGCTATGCCTGTCTTTGTTATTGCCCCCGCAGGATTCCACTCGTACTTTTTAGTAGCTCCTGAGAATAGGACGTTCTCATTATATTGAGGTGTGTATATCAGCTCTATGCAAGAAACGGCGGGAATAGAATTTAATGAGAACCCATGTCCGTCATACATAGTAAGACCATTGTATTTATTATAAGAAAGGGTCTTGCTATTAAATTTTGGCAAAGCATAGTCATATGCGGAAGATACATAGTATCCTGAATTATCGCTATAGAAGTTCTTGCCAGTATAGAAAGCTATTTCTAGGGATCGCAGGATTGGAAGATATTTGGTTGTATCTGCAGAGGATAATGTTATCCTTAAATAAACAATCTGTGAGAATTGATTATCGTTCTTGTTGATATATGGAAGAGGGCTTCCATTCTTGCAAGTCCGCCAAGTAATATTATCAATGCTTGCCTCTACTAGAATTCCAGTTACATCGTTGCTCCAGTGGATTTGAGATGTATCGATATTTAAATAATTAGGTACAATAAAATAATCGGTAAATGTAAATGATGCAGTTGCTGCAGTCTCTGTCTCTGGTATATAGATATAAGAGTTGTCATCAGATATTGTAATCCCGCCCGTTGCTATTTCAGACCAAGGCTTGGATCCTGGATATGAATAAATAAACTTAGGTCTAAGTGACTCTGTGTTCATGCTGAAAAGATAGCCATTGTCTGCTGATACAATTTGAGATACGTTTACTTCTTGGGTTCCCTCATTGTAATGAGCCAATACCTGAGTACCAGATAGGGCGTATCTATAAAATCCTACACAGTCTACTACAAATCTGCCAGTAGAGGGTCCTGATTGAAAGGTTGCTGTCTCATTAGAAAACTTATATGAGTCTATTTGCAATGCATCGGCAATAAATCCGTTTATGTATAGGGACAAAATATTACTCTGAAATATACCTACAACATATACTACTTCAGAATTTGATACTGTAGCCTGAACTTGGTTGGCTCCAACCCTAAATATAATATTGCCGTTCTGATAAAATATGCCAGTGTTTGTTGCGGTGTCTCCAACTATTGTTGTGCTTACGTTATATCCTGGAAGTGCACACCAAGCCTCTATAGAAAAAGAGTTATCCTTGTAGTACTTTGTAGCAATTCCTTTTGGGTTATATGTAATAATAGTGGAGCTTAAAACTTCAGTTCCTCTTACGGAACCTGTTACTAAAGGCATAATTTGTTTTGATGAAGCGGAAGAAGCAGTACCGTTATTCAAACTACCAGAGTAGTCGTAAATCTGCATTCCGCTTATTTCTCCATATGTAAGACCGCTATCTTTTAAAGCTTGATATGTTGCATACTGAGATAGCAATTCGGCAAAAGTATTAGTGGTTCCAGATTGAACTTCATCTAGTAGGTAGAACGAGTTTGGAAAGTCATTTAAGATTCTGCTCTTATATGACATAGTTACGCCTGACTATTTTGTTCTAGCTCAGCTACTCTTGCAGATAGCTCTTGTACAGCTTTAATTAATGGTGCTATAAATTCACCGTATCTTAGACCTTGCCCTGAGTTTGGATCTGATGGATCATCTAGTGTCCAACCTGCAAAATCTTTTTGTGTATGAGCGTCTACCGCTTGCTTGACTTCTTGAGAAATAAGGCCATAGTGATATCTTGTACCTGGTTCAGCTTCGTAAGTAGGATTTCCGTCTTGATCTAAAACCTTATCTCCATTTGCATCTAAAACTTCTTTATTTTGTCCGACTATAAATCGGTAAGAAACTGGATTAAGGTCATTAATAAATGCTAGACCTAAATCAGAAGATAATATGTCTTTCTTTTCTCTTTGATCTGATGTGCTAATTGTAGAAACACGGTTAAATATATTATTCCACTTGTATGTAGATGACCCTAAGTTATAGCTTGTATCTGAGTAAGGAAACCATGATCCAGTTCCAGATGTGGACGCTGGTCCGATAGATGTAAATCCATTTAATGTAGCGCCTTCTAAGGTTGGGGAATAAATTGGATTAGGCACTGTTCCTGCTGGGCCTGTTGGTCCCGCAGGTCCTTGCGGACCTGTTGGGCCAGCGACTGTGCTTGCTGCGCCAGCTGGGCCCTGTGGCCCCTGTGGGCCTTGTGGGCCTGTTGATCCCGTGTTTCCAGTGTTTCCTTGATTACCCTGCGGTCCTTGTGGTCCAGTTGCGCCTACTTCTCCGACTAGAATAAAATCCCATGAGCTTCCACTTCCACTTCCGCTTATTCTGTCTACGGAAATTTGAATATAAAAATCTTGTGCAATATCAAGAATAACTCCTTCATTCCAAATTGAACCTGAAGAAAAAAGTCTTGCTCTTACTCTTTGTCCTATTGCATACGCTCCTGAATTTGATACGCTGTAAGACTTAGTTCCCGTAGATATTGTGTGAAAAGCAGTAGATGAAACTCCAGAGAAGCCTCTTCCACTTGTTCCATTTGCTCCAGCTGGTCCTGCAGGTCCTTGCGGACCTGTTGGGCCAGCGACTGTGCTTGCTGCACCAGTTGGGCCAGCTGGGCCCTGAATTCCTTGCGGACCTTGCGGACCTGTAGAACCTGTTAAGCCTTGTATACCTTGTATACCTTGAATTCCTTGAATCCCTTGAATTCCTTGTGGTCCTAAATCAGAAACTGTAATAGATCCAGCCATCGATGAGTGGTATTGGCAAGCATAATAAAGTTGTGGGGCGTTAAAAGGAACTTCAAATATAATTGTTCCATTATCTGTTCCGCCAT